TTGCAGGACGTACATAATTCTCTTCTAAACCTGTTACTGCCATACCTAAATTCTACTTGCTCTATTATGATAATAGCCCTCTACTTCTGCACCTGCTATATACATAGGCAAGTGTGAGCTACTCTTAATATCAAAAGTAAAATCGGTATTTCTACATTGTACTGGAACTTTAATTGTGCCTGAAGTTATAGCGGGATTACCCACTGTAGCTCCTGCCGCACCTATAATATATCCATTCATTATTGTTGTAGACGTACTTCTGTTATTTGGTGTTACTTCAACTTCAAAGAAACCTGAGTTCTCAAAAGTTAATGCTATATTTCTAATTTGATAACGACCTGTAGTAAGGGCTAACAATCCTCTTCCAGTGCTTTCTCTTACATACTGTGGTGATAATGTATACAAAGAAGCATAAGGTGTTCCTAACCATACGCTAGTATGATTTCCTTCTAAAGTAAAAGTAGTTGCAGGAGTAACAAAATTTGTAACAGCTAATCTTACAGGGTCAGAAGAAGTCACAGTTAAATTTGAAGCTCCTGCCACTGCTCTTGTAACTGTAATTACATTTGATGCAGGATTAGGAGCTGAATATCCCGCTAAACCATTAATACCATAAAGGCTATAAGCTCCGACAGCAATATTATCTGCTGTAGATGCCGCATCTACTCCTACACTAAATTCATTTGGATTAGTAGTTGGGTTTGTTGCTGTCCCTGTCATTGTTGTAGAAACACCAGCATTGTCCGTAAATGTGAGAGTAGTTCCGACAACAATGTTGAGTGCATCTGTAACTGTAATTGTGCAAGTTGCATTAGCGGCATCTGTAAGAGCATAATTTGTTCCATCAGTTCTATCAACTGCCATTAATCCGTCTTTATATCCATACGGAGAAACAAAAGTTGTTAAACCAGTGCCACTAGCATAAGTTCCTGTTACTGATGTTCTTTTATCAATATATACACCAAAACCTAGTGTTTCATCTTTTAAATTTCTTAAATCTATTTTAAATAATTTTGTAGTTTTTCCTTCAGCCGTAAATAAATAAACAATACTATCTACTGAAAATCCACCGAGTATTTTAACTCCTGCAAATTCCCATTTAGACCAAGCAGTTTGTACTTTATCACCACCATCAAAGAAATATTTATATATAAACATAGTATCAGCGTTAGTTGCTGTTATGTTTGAAGTTGTAACATACGGAGCTACTTGAGTATCTGCCGTATCCGAACATAAAATTGCTAAACAATCTTCAACTGAATTACTTATAATTTGATAAGCATTAGTTGGCATTAAAGTTTGTACTGAAACTGAAATATCTAAACCATCATTTGTTAAAGTTTCATCATCAGAATAATATTCTCTTATTGCTGTATTATTTGTTCTTCCCTGAGCGAAATATGCAAATCTTCCTGCCGCTATAGGACTTACTGCCTCATCATGTTCAAAAGCTGAAACTTCAGGTAGAATAGAAGTCGTTGGACTAACCATATCTCCTGCGTGTCCAAGTTTAAATTGAGCTGTATCAGAAAATAATAATAATGTTTCATTGAATAATATAGAATTTTTCAAAGTATTAACTTGTGTACCTGAAGCCGCTACATCAATGGGGTCAGTGTCTAAAACTTGTGTAACTGTTGTACCATAGAAATTAAAGAAATCAGCATTACCCGATAAAATTAAATTTTCTCCTGATAATATTCCTAATCTATTTTTATAAAAAGTTAAATTCTCTATTGTTTTACCAACAAAAGTTGGGTCAGGATTAGTGTCTGTTGCATTACCACAGAGTCTATCTGCCCATATATTTTTCTTAAATGTAAATGTACCATCATTATTATTTACTAAAGCATGTGGCATTGTTGTATCTGTTACTCCTAGACTTGTTGCAGGAGCTATAGTTTCAGTCCACACACCCTCACCATCAAATTTTACAAAATAATCTGAAAGCGTATCACCTTCGTCACCAGTAACTTTAACAATAGTTCCTACTTTTCCGTAATAAGGTAATTTTGTAAAATCTTGTATCGTATCTCTAACAACATACATAGCTGTATTGCCTGAACCATCAGAAGTTGTCACCTCATAATCTTCATCTCCATCAGTCGGTTTACCATAGATAACCGAGTCAAATGCTTCAAAAGTAAATTCAGCAGTAATTGGAGCATAATTATTTAATCCTTGTGTAGTAGATACACTTGCCCCTGTCGCTTTATTAATTGTTTTAAATCCTATTCCATTAGCACTAGCATCATAATGTGAACTTGCAGTACCATATAAAAGTATATCTGTAATTTTATTTGTATCTCTAAATTTGCTATCTGTTGCCGCAACACTTCCTGTAGGTACTTGAAATATTACTTCATATCCTTCAGTAATTCCTGCTGTAACAATATCAGGGTGATTAACCCCAACTTTATATTCTCTACCATAATTAGTTGCTTTACAGTAAACATGAAATTCCTCTATTTTTGCCGCCGAAGTTGAACTATCCGCAGTGGGAGTAATAGACTTATTAACAACAAAAGTGTAATCAGCAATATTAACCATACGAAAATCGTTTTTAGGATTAGTAGAATTAAGGTATGTATTTCCATCAGGATAACTGACAGTTTTTTCATTACCTAATAAATCAAAAACTCTAACTCCATTATCATAAAACGCACACATATACCGATTGTTTGTATCTCTTTGAATATTCCATATTTTAGTTGTATTAGGAAAGACATTCGTACCATCTAAAGTAGCGACATATTCTAACGGTGGTCTCTTTGACAACCCATCAACAATATTATTTTGTAAATTAACTTGGTCTTGACCTTGATTAATTCCTCGTTGTGATGGAGTTTGTTGAGACATACCATTTAGAAAATTAGGTATAGATTGTGAAACAACGCCACCCATTATTAAGTTCTCCTTTGAGTTCTATTAATTATTGAATAAGTATTAGAATCTCCTTCTAAAATATTTGCATCAGCACTTCTACTATCCGCTTGTTGAAAAGCCGAAAGTGCTTCTTGTTCATCATTTCCTGCCAATTCAACAATTTCTTTATCTCCAATAAATCTTGACGCAAAACGTCTAGCGGCTTTCGTTGCTATATATTGTCTTGCATATTCGGGGAGTTGTTCAAATTGTTGGACTAGAACTAAGTCACATGTAGGTAGGACTGAAGACGTACCGAAAACGTCTGTAGAATCAGTTATGTTGTATAAATAACCATCACGCATAACTATATTTAAGTATCGGTATTGTGCAGATGCGTCAGCTTGAACGCAATTAGAGGGTAAGGGAACTTTATTATCAATATCTTTTGTTAGTGTATAAGCATAATGAGTATTGAAATTCCAACCCATAGACTGAACAGTCATAGATGTTTCATCTAAAATATTTTTAGCGACAGATACGTCAGTTGTAATAGTTCCTGTAATTGTATTAACAGGAGCTTCTCCTATAACCGACAGCATTTGGTTTACCGCCTGAAGCTCAGTTGTAGGTGTAATTTGTGTCGTCATTATAATATTATAGCCATAACTATTGCCACAACTATTGCTGTAACAAAGATTACTTTTCTATCTCTAGTCCAAAGTAATTGTGCTTTAGAAATAAAAGATTTTATTTTTTCCATATATCCTCTGTTTTAATTATTAAAATAACTAGAGGGGATTTGACTCCCCCCTAGACTCTTATGTTTAAGATATTTTGATAGTCTTTTCTTTCTTCTCTTCAGGTAAATCCTGAATCAAAGAAACATTAAGAACACCATCTTCTAACTTAACTTCTTTTACTTCCGTAAATTCAGCAAGTTTAAATGATTGTTCAAAAGACCTTTCACCAATACCTTTGTAAAGAAAATCTTTCTCATTCTTTACTTTCTTTCCTTTTATCTTTAAGACATTTTCTTTAACAGAGATTGTCAGGTCATCTTTTGAAAACCCTGCAATCGCCATTGAAATGTTATATGCACCATCTTTTATTTTTTCAATATTGTATGGTGGATAACTAACAGTCTTAAAACTATCAAGCTCATCAAAGAGGCTATCAAAGCCTACTGTGAAAGCTCTAAACGGTGTTAAGTCTAGTGTCATTGTTGCTCCTTTCTTTTTTAAGCGAGTTAATCAAGATACCCACTAGGCATATCTTGAAGTTAAAGTAAGAAAGGGCGTATATTTCAACGCCCTCTCTAATTGTTTTTGTGTTATAGTATAAACCAACTATTACGCTGATTTAATTCCTACAGCCGCTTCAGGTCTTAGGACATCATGTCCCATAGCGTATTTCGCTACCATTAGCGTTCCTTGTCTGCGAATATCATATTCTGATTCAACAGCCAAGTCCATAAGTTTAACAGTACCAACAGCACTTGGGTGACTTACCAATCCTGCGTAGTCAGATAGGTTTATAGTGTATGGATTTGTTCCACCTGCACCATAAGAACCAACAGCTACTCCCGCAGTAACGTGGAAGTTTGTAAAGTGAGCTACAGGTACTAATTCAATACCCGCAATTTTCTGCACTCTACCCTCAGCAATAGAACCTTGACCTCTAAAGTCAACATTTATTGCATTAGTCGCATTTGCTAACTTGTAGTAGTTTTCGGGTTTTAGAAAACATTTTCTACCTTCGCTTGGAACGTAGTTGTCGTCTAAAGTTTGAGCCGCACTAAAGAGTTCAGTAATGAACGCATTAGCCGCCGTACTATCAGTAGCATGTGCTATGTCAGTGTTTGTTAGTGTAGTTCCCGCAGGGTAACTAGAGTCACTTACGTTTGCCGAAGCAACCGAAGCTCTACCAATGTTTATTAAGATATGTCTGTCCTTAGCATAAGCCAAAGCTCTGCCAATTTCAGAACTGTAAGCATTTCTTACGTCCCAATGGTTCTTAGCTTCCTCAATATTTGAAAGGAATACACTAGATATTAAAAGGTCATTAATTGTAATAACCTTTTCGTTGTGATTCACATCAGAACCAAGTATTTCTGCTCCTGCTGTGTGGTAAGCCGAGCTAATTCTGCCCATTACTGGGAAGGTAGCTGACTTGCCTGAAGAGATAGTTCGCACTAACTCCGCTCCGCCTGTTTTTGAAGCTCTGTCAAAAGAAGTTAATACTTCTCCTGCAAAAACTTTTAGAAACAGAGCGTCTTCTGCTCCACCCGCATTAACTTGTCCGAGTGAAACTGGTGTTGCCGCCGTCATAATTATTCTCCTTATATTATGATTATTGTTAATAAAAGCCTTGTACTTTCAGCTTCTTACACTAAATTGTCTTCCCGCAGGAAGGTCAAGTTAATCTACTTATTTACTTGGCAGTTGCCACGCATAAGCGTTGCACAACTATTTTTTATTTTTCTTCTCAGCTTCTTGAGCCTTATCAAGAAGGTCGTTTATACTCTTTAACGCTAAAGTAGATATGGTTAATTTATCATATCTATTTTTAATTGTTTCAAGAATATTGTCGTGGTCAGGAATACCTACTGGATTTTTTAAGTAAGTATCAACAACCGAAGTATGTTCAGCAATATCCGCTTCATACTTTTTCTTTAAAGCGTATAAAAACATATTACCTCTTCTTCTTTTTATTTTTTTTCTTTTTCTTATCTTTTTTCTTCTTTTTCTTTTTTGCCATAGGATTATATTTCTCCTTTTCTAAGTTATATTTTTCTTCACTTAGCCAGTCGTCAGCCATATTAGATTTTACTATTAGCTAACTTATTCTTTACTTCCGCTTGATATGCAACATCTTTTGCGTATCTAGGGTCAGACATAGCTTGAGTAACTTGTGCCCAAGATTGAAAACCTTGTTCACCACTAGCACTAGACTTACCTTCAACCAACTTAGGTTCACTACCTGTTGCTTGTGAGTATCTAGCTTTAAGACCTACCACTGCTAACTTAACAGCTTCTAAATCTTTACTATTTACAGCACTATTATATGCTGTCTTCTCAGTTTCGCTTAGATTTTGACCTGCCCACTCAGACATAGTATCATACGCCTGTGTTCCACCGACCATCTCTTTAACGCTTGAAGATTGTTGGTCAGCTATTGCTTGTTGTCCTGCAATAAATCTGTCCACATAATCTTTTGGTATTCCTGCTTTTTCTAATGATGTATATGAAGCATCAGCAAGTTTACCCTCTTTAGCGTATTCTTCCGATAATGATTCCATATTTAAACCTGCACTATCTACAGCCTTTGTAGCTATATCTAAATCAGATTTAGGTTGTCCTTTTAGTTCTGCCTTAGAAACTGGGTCTACTGATTTTTCAGTAGGTTGAGATTGCTCACCAAGTTTTTTTTCTAATTCTGAATATGATTTGACCAATTCATCAACTGAGTTGAATTTTTCAGGCAAACCTTCAGGTTTACTTTGTGTAGGCTTTATCTCTTCCACTGGTTTATCCGTAGTAGTTTCAGCACTTTGTACTTCTACTTTATCTACCATAATTTATTTCCTTTTATTGTGGTTTAGTTATGTTACCCGCAACAGGAGCTACAGCTTTACCTGCCATTTCCATGACTTGTTGTTGCTGTTGTTGCTGTTGCATTTGTTCTTGTTCAGCCGCTAATTCTTCCTCAGTTTTAATCAAACCTTCCATCTCTATTCCTAAACTTGTAGCGATACGTTTAATTAAATCAGAAGGATTTAACGATTGAACTACTTGTGGATTTATCTGAGCTAAATTTCCTATCTCAGCCACAAATTCTCTTAATTTTTGTAAATCATTTCCTCTACCCAATGCTTCAATTCCTGTAATAATAGTAGGTTGAACTGAATCTTTAGGTAATGGTGGAATTTCTTTAGCTTCTTGCATACGTTTCATTAGTATTTTAACTAATGGAAGTTGAAACTCTTGGGATAGTAATGAATAAACACCACCCATACTTGTTTCTAATTGTTCTGCCATATATCTAATTTCTTGAGCTGTCACTCTTTCAGCATCTCTTTGAATTGCTGTGTGTAATAAGAAGGCATAAGACATACGCTCTTCTAATTTAGCAATACTTCTTTCTACTACTTGTAAATCATATTGTTTTTGGGCTTGTAATACAGTAACATCTTCAGCACTACCAGTAATAATGTCACCATTTCTAGTAAGTGATAAATCTCTTTTCTTTGTTACAGCATTAGGTCTGACCATAAATACAATTTTAGAAGAAGCCGCCGCACTTTCAACAAGTGCTTGAGACAATCCTTCTAATGATTTTAAATCTCCCAAAAATTCTTCTACATATCCTCTGCCGTAGTCTTCAGAATCAACTCTAACCATTCTTAGAGCTTGATAAGGAAGTAACTCTTTAGTGAAATTTCCTATTGATTCAGGAATTTTAATTCCATTTACTTCTTGACAAATATAATATTTATCATTTTCTAATTTATAAAGGTGTGTGTATAATTCTATATCTTCATCTTTTTTGTAATCTGCATTAACGATAACTTTACCTCTTGTAACTTCATCTAAACTTAATGGACTTACAACTTCTTTAATAACAATTTCTAATATATTTCCTGAAGCATCTCTATTACATACATATTGAGTAATAGGAAATACTCTCATTGTTCCATCTTTAGGAAGATAAGTTAAAACATTTCCTGCTACAATTAGATGTTTAAGAGCTTCAAATACGCTCACTCTTAAAGCTAACTGTTCAATCTTTTTAGATACTTCTCTTTCAATACTAGCTAATGATTTTTCTATTTCAGTTTTTAATTCTTTTTGTTGATTTAATTCCTCTTTTGTTTTTCCGCTAACTGATAGTCTAAAAAAGGGGGAATTGGGTGGGAGCAATAAAAGAAGTAATTTTGAGGCTAAGTTATTTACGCCTCTAGCTCCTACTGATTGGAAGGGATTGTATAATTTACTGGAATTTGAAAAACCTTCAGGTGTGACTAAAGAAGAGATAGTTAATTCGCTACATTCTTGTGCTCTATCTACAAATTTTTCTCTGTTTTCTTTTAATTTTAAATATCGTTCTTTTGCTGTAGGATTAACCTGCATTATCGTATCGTTGCTCTTTTTAGTTGCCATTTATATCCTTAGTTATTATCCTGAAACATTTGCACCTGAATCTGATGACGTAGTATTCAGTGCTAATCCAGTAGTCAGAGCTGTTTTGCCGCTTTTTATAACTCTTTTCTTTTTCTTCTTCATATCTTTATCGGCAGTTACTAACTCAATAGGTCTTTCCACTGCTTCTACTGCTTGAGAAACCACTGGTGCGGCTACTCTTTGAATAGGAGCTTGAGCAGGTGCTTTTGGTGCTGATAGGCACATATTATTTTTCTATCCTCTCTTTTAACGTGTTAATAAATCTTACCACATCTCTTTGACCTGCTTTAAAATAAACTGTCTTCATATCATCT